ACAATCCCAAATTCTATTCCATCCATTATCAACCATATTTTCCCATTCTGTTTTATTGGGGTCAAATGTATCTAGTTTTTTGGGTAGTTCAGATTTTCTATAATTGAACCGATGGTATATAATATGTCTATTTTTAAAATACCAGTAATTAGGGGCACTGTCATGGGTATGAGTAAAGCCTAAATTAAAATATAAATCACCTGTACTCCATCTTTTATCTGCATAGGTTACAATCTTTTTAGGATTATAGTTACGCTCAAAATATTTAAGTAGTTTAGAAGCTCCACCAATAACATAAAAATGAAAATTACCACAATATCTAGAAAGTTCCCATTCACCCTCCTCTGTAGTTTTCTTACCCATAGCTATTCGTCTTTTACAAAATGTCATAACAGAAACTAATCTATCTTTATAAAACAACCCTAATTTAACAGATGCCTTATCATTTCCTTGAAGATGATATTTGTTTAAGAATTTAGATTTTAAAGTTGTATCAATTTCTCTGACTTCACATTTTCTACCATAAATTTTCCTTTTATTAATACCAAGGATTGAATTTAATTTTGATTTAATGATAGGTAAAGAATTAATAAATTCATTTTCATTTATATGAATAAGTTTAATTTCCTTATCTAAACAAGCTTTAGTTTTATTAAGATGATAGTTCTTGTCTCTTCCTTTTAATTCAGAGTGCCAATATATACCATTAATTTCTATAGCTATGCTATAATCGGGGAGATAAAAGTCAAGTTCATGGGGTGAAATTTGTTTAAAACTATTTTCAATAAAGGATATATTGTTTCTCGTTAAATATGATTTCACTATATCATGTTGATTAGATAATCTATTTGAACATTTCGGACAACCTTTTCCCACAATATGGTTATTAACTAATTGTGAAAATTTTCCATGTTCTGGACATATTATATCTAATTTGGTTTGATAGGTTATTCCGTTGCTAGGAATTATATATTCATATTTTCTATCATGTACTTTATTTAACTGTGATATAATATCTTCTTTAAAATTTCTTCTGTTTTCACCCTTCATTTTTAGGGCACATTTTGGGCAATGGCTACCTTTAGTAATATGTAGTTTTCTATTTTGCTTAAATATCCCATGTTCAGAACATATTATTTTAACAGGAGTTTTATTGTTAAAATATTCAACAAGGGAATAATCATATCTATCTCCATGAACAAGTTTAGCATCTTCAATAAACTTTTCTGTTGTTTTGCGTTTTTTGATATTATTAGATTTTTTTATAAATCTTGGGTACAAATGGTTATTAGCTTTGGGCGATATCCATTTGTTATATTTTCTATCATATAATTTAACAGGTTTATCGCCAGATATATATTCAGTTTGCGAATAATCATATCTATCACCATATATAGATTTAGATTTTTCAATAAATTCGTAACTATCCAGTTTAAAATTATTTGCTCTTTTTTCGTAGGAGCATTTTTGACAACCAGCTTTATGGTATAAATGAGAAGATGGGGTTATTAAAAATTCACCATGTTCTGGACATATGAGTTTAACATTTTTTTTGTTATTCACATATTCAACAAGAGAATAATCATATTTATCCCCATGAATTTCTTTAGATTTTTTAATAAATTTTTCCGCTACATCCATTATTACTAGTGAATATTGACTTTATAATAACATAAATAATTATAAAGTCAATATTTATTTACATAATAAAAATAATTTATATCAACAAAAATATAAATAATTAAAATGAATAATAAAAAAGAGATTAACACGCTCCTAAAGAACATTTGTAATGGCGATTATGCGAAAGCTAAAACAAATGTATCTAATATTATTGAATCTAAAGTAACAGATAAAATCAAAACAATTTCAAAAAAGTCCAAATAAATCATGAATATTCAAGAATTACTTAAAGAGGCAACCAAGGGGACACTTTCCGAAGAGAACCTTAAAAAAATACAAGAAGCTATTGAATCAAAATCTGAAGAGATAGCCACAGAGAAACATAAACTGCAACTTGAAGCGGCTCTTGCTAAACAAGATACAGAATATGCAGATATGCTTGAGAAATTGCTTGAAGACATTGACACAGATCATTGTGAAAAGATGGAACATCTCGTAGAGGCTATTACCACCAAACACTATGGTATGCTATCTGAGCTTATTACAAAGTATAAAACAGAATATCTCAAAGAAACAACCAAATTTAAAGATCAAATGGTCGATAAAGTTGATAAATTTTTAGATATTGTTGTTGAAAACCAAATCCCCCAAAAAGAACTGAATGAAGCTGTTGAAAACACTAAAGCAAAAATTCTTGTAGAAAAAATTGGTGAACTTATTGGTATCGACAAATTAAAACAAAATAAAATGGTTAAAGAAGGTTTAACAGAGGCCAAAACTGAAATTGATTCTCTTCGTGAGCAAGTTAATGAACTCAAAAAACAAAATCAAAAAATGATAACTGAAAAAACTGATGCTCGTAGACGTGAATTACTTGCTGAAAAAACAGAAGGTTTACCAAAAGTTAAAAAACAATATATTCAAAAGGTTTTAGGTAATAAGAGTATAGATTTTATTAAAGAAAATTTTGATTATACACTTGCCTTATATGATGAGGAAGAAACAGATACAACTAAAATTTTAAAAGAAGAAGCAACAAAGAAAACAAAAACTATCTCTGAAAATGTAGATAGAGTTGAAAATGTTGTAGAAGAATCAGTTCAAAAACCAAAAGCCGATGATCCAATGTCTGGTTATTTGGAAGAACTAAGAACAATTTAATTAAATGAACGGAATCATTTAAATATTTAAACCATGAGGCAATTGCCTGAGTATTGTAAACAGATTAAAAACGAATATTAAAATTAAAAAAGGAAAATAAAATAAAATGATTAAACCAAATAATGCATATATCGACAAGGGACGTGCTACACTTCTGTTAGAGAAGTGGGGGTCTGTGCTTGATTATAGCTCTGAAAAGGTTAAACCTTTAACTAGTTCTAATGTTCGTCTCAATACTGCTATCCTTCTTGAAAATCAAGAAAATTATTGCCGTGGGCTTCTTAATGAAGCTGCTAATAGTTTCGCGGGTGGTGCGTATGGGGCGAATGCGGCGGCTGGTTTAGGTACCAATGGGGCTAATCAATTTAGTGCTGACACTTACGCAACAGGTGATGCTCGTCTTCCTAAAGTCTTAATCCCAATGATTCGTCGTACGTTCCCTGAACTTATTACTAACGAAATCGTTGGTGTTCAGCCAATGGCTGGACCTGTAGGACTAGCGTTTGCTCTTCGTTATAAATACGAAAGTGATTCTCTAGGTTCAAACGACACACGTGCAAGTAACTATTCATCTGGTGCTGATGGTAATGAAGTAGGTTACAACAACCTTGATACCCGTTTCACTGGTACTAGCTCTTCTGCGCTATCTGGTGCATCTGGTGTATTCGACTTTGTTGGCGAAGACCAAGGTGTTGGTGATCTATTAAAGAACTTCGAGCTTAATGATCAAATTCCACAAATGGTTATCTCCTTCGAGAAAACTTCCGTGGAAGCTGGTACACGCCGTCTAGCTGCAAAATGGTCTGTTGAACTTGAACAAGACGTTCGTAACATGAACGGTATCGATATCGATAACGAAATGACTAATGCAATGTCTTATGAAATTCAAGCAGAAATTGACCGTGAAATGGTTATTCGCATGATTCAGACATCTCTAACTGCTGGACGCGGTAAAGGGTATTCCATCTGGGAACCTGCATCTGCTGACGGTCGTTGGTCTGGTGAGCGTAATCGTCACTTCTACCAAAAACTGCTTCTTGAAGCAAATCGTGTAGCTATTCGTAACCGTCGTGGTGCTGCTAACTTCATTGTAGCAACTCCTTCTGTTTGTGCTATGCTTGAAGCACTTCCTGAATTCCAGTTCATGAGTGTTGATGGTAACGTAAATACTCAACCAGTTGGCATTGCTAAGTTAGGTACTCTAGCAGGACGCTTCAATGTATATCGTGATACTCGTACAGAGGCACAATATGTTGCAGGATCGCGTTCAAGTGGTATAGACTATGCTCTGTTAGGCTATAAAGGACCAGAATTCTTCGATACTGGTATAATTTATTGCCCATACATACCTGTCATGGTGCAAAGAACAATTGATCCAGTTCGTTTCAGTCCGATTGTTGGATTAATGACCCGTTACGGTGTCGTTGACCACCTATTCGGCTCAGAACTGTTCTATCACCTTGTTATTGCTAAGAACCTTGATGTTGCATTCACCCCAGGTGAAACAGCAGCGTTCTACACACCAGATACTTACGTGTAAGCCGATTACATATAGATACTTACAAAACCCACTCAAAAGAGTGGGTTTTTTTATAGATATTTTTATAATATCTTGACAAATTCAATATATTAGTATATTTTTACCTTAGTGAAAAAAATAACCACAGAAGAATTTATAAAAAGATCAAAAATAATACATGGGGATAAATATGATTATTCTGAAACGGTTTATGTTAATTCAAATACGCCTATTAAGATAATATGCCCAGAACATGGTGTATTTGAAAAGAAACCAAATAAACATATTCATTCTAAACAAGGTTGTCCTAAATGTTCTAATAGAAAATTAACGACTAATGATTTTATAGTTAATGGGAGGAAAATACATGGTGACAAATATGATTATTCATTGGTTGATTATAAGGATAATAAATCAAAAGTTAAAATAATATGCCCAGAACACGGTGTATTTGAAAAATCTTATTTAAATCATGTAATTAATAAACAGGGCTGTCCACAATGTTCTTATGATAAACTATCAACAGAGAAAACCCTATCACAAGATGTAGTATTAAAGAGATTCAAACTCATACATGGTGATAAATATGATTATAGCAAGGTTATTTATAAAAATATAAATGAGAATGTTACTATAATATGCCCAGTTCATGGTGAATTTATTCAGACACCCAACAATCACCTCAAAAAATATGGTTGCCCAAAATGTTTAACTAAAGTTAATGATTTAGATTCTTTTATATACAAATCAAAATCTATATTTGGTGATAGCTTTGATTATAGTCAATTTGAATACAATGGGATATTTAACAAATCTACTTTACGATGTAAGAAACATGATAATGTTTTTAGTATAAACCCTAATAACCATTTGTATAGCAGGTTTGGTGGTTGTTCAAAATGTTTAGAAGATAGCAAAAGGGTAGCATATGGGGATTTTATATCTCAATGTAGAGTTGTACATAAAAATTTTTATGATTATACTGATGTTGCTCCTGATGATTATGATGGTATAACTCGAACAAAAATCAAAATAAGATGCCCAGAACATGGTATATTTAAACAATCTATTTTCGACCACTATACAATGGGGAATGGTTGCCCAAAATGTGGCAATAAAAAATCTCGTTTAGAGGATTTTATCGAAAATTTATTAAAAAAATATAATATAACATATGAACAGCACTGTTTAACTATCTTAAAAACACAAGAGCTAGATTTTTATCTACCAGAACACAGCGTGGCAGTAGAGGTTAATGGTTTAAGATATCATAGTGAAGCTGTGGGTAAAAAAGATAAAAACTATCATTTGAATAAAACAAAAGAGTGTGAAAAACTAGGCATAAGACTTGTTCATATATTTGAAGATGAGATTGTTCATAAACCACGTATAGTTGAAAATAAATTAAAAAATGTTTTAAAATATGGGAAAAAACCATTATATGCTCGTAAATGTGAGGTTAGAGAAATATCGGGAGATGTTAAAAATATATTTTTAGATAAATATCATTCACAGGGCAAATGTACTTCTTCTGTTAATTTGGGTTTGTTCTATAATAACCATTTAGTTTCTGTTATGACGTTTGCGCCACCATCAAGAAAAACTAAAAACTATATGTTAGAGTTTGGTTATTATGATTTAAATAGATATTGTGGAAATTTCAATTTTTATGTTATAGGTGGAGCATCTAAAATGTTAAAATACTTTGAGCGCAATTATAAACCTAAAAAGATAATATCCTTTGCGGAAAAAACATGGAGTCAGGGTGAATTGTATTATAAACTTGGTTTTTCGTTTGATTATGAACTCCCCCCTGATTATAAGGTAACAACAGGTTGTTATCCATATATAACCTATCACAAAAGTAACTTTAAAAAGGATAGCTTAGCAAAGAAACTTAATAATTTCGATCCTGATTTATCTGAATGGGGAAATTTATTGGCAAACGGTTATGATAGAATTTGGGATTGTGGTAAAATAAAATTCATTAAAGTTCTTGACAAATCTTAATTTTTTATTTATTTTATATAAATCATAATGGAATTTGAGTTAAACAAAAAAGATGAATATGAGGGTTGGGATTGGTCTTGTTTACTAGTCCACCAACCACAATTCTCATTACACTGCGATTGGGAAAAGCTAGAGAATTGGGATTGGGTTTGGCTACTAATCAACCAACCACAATTCTCTGAACACTGTGACTGGTCTAAATTAGATGGTGAGGATTGGGCTGATTTACTAAAAGACCAACCACAATT